TAGTTGGTACTTACGTACCAATTCCAACCACGCTGGCAATGAACCAGCAGCAGAGAGGACTTCAAGTAATGCTAAAGGTCCTACGGAGAAACCTCCGTAGTAAATCCTTTTCGCAAACTCTAGAACCCCTCGTCCCGAGGAATCATGAACTGATTTAGAGAGTTGGATTCCAACTCCTAAACCTGCCATAATTTTCAGGTAGGTATCGGCTACTAGCCGGTCAGCTATAACTATGTCATCTCCTAAGAGAGCATAATCCTCAAACCAGGAATCACCTGAAGTCCGCCCAGACAAAGCTGCTGCCATCTGCACTATAGCATGATGGGTCAAAGCAAGCATTGCCCACGATGTTAAAGCACCCATAGGTTGCCCAACTGCGTATCGTATAAATCGATCCCCATCATCGTCCGGACCAATGGCCCGTCTAGGTAAATCATACGAACGTCCTACCATCAAACTCATCCAAAGATTAGCTCCATGAGCGGTGATTAGCCGACTCAGAAGGGTAGCTTGAATGAGTATAGGTAAACGATCCGTGGCAGAGCTGAGGTCTAATGACCAAAAGCATCTGTGCCCTTTAGCCTGTAAAAGGTTAATCGGAGCAAGTTGATCGAATGTTCCATCTTGAGGGATTACCCTCAAGATCTCGAACAGGTAATCATGCAATGGCTTCATTGCCCATTGCGTGAAACAGTCTACCATAGCAAACACACGGATTTTACCCGCAGGTTCATCTTTTAAACCTAGTTTACCGATGGAATCACGCGTTAAAAACGCGTCTTCCGACACAAGTGTCGGAGCTACTTTACTAAAGTCTTCTAACCAATTTAAGAATCTAGTATTTCGCGTTAGCTGCAACCAATCTCTAAAGATTGGGAACAGGTCCGATCGGGACCAAGCTATAGCTGTACGAATTATTCCAAATGGAGACGTAGACAGATATAAATCATTCGTTGGAGTTGTCCGCGGAATGAGAAAAGGAGAAACTCGAAGTCTGGCTAATAGAGTAAGGGGTGATCTAAGATCATCCTCATCTATAGCTTGCAATTTAACAAGTTTTCGCCAGAACTGGCTCGAAAATCGAGACCAGTCAGGTAAGAACCCCGAAAGATCCTTACCTGGATCGGTGATTGAAGAAAAGGATAACTTTCCTGGAAACTCGATAACTCTATAAATAGAGAAAAGAGTAAACCAGTATCGTATGATAAGGATATCCCCAGCTGCTATTCGTCTTCTATGAAGAACGGGTATAACAGTAGGAAGTCCCAACATCCCTCGTCGTACTCTAGGAGTACTCGGAAAGGAATCCAAATCTCTTGCTATCGTTTGAGCCAAAGAAGTATTCAAGGCCTTAAGAGTTATTACTAACCCTTTAAGACCCTGACTTCGGCCCAAGGATGAGCACCAAGACATGTAACGGATAGCAGGTTTTACAAAACCAAGACGCATATATCCTAACCGTCCACGAATCTGACTTATCAGAAACGTAAGGAACGGCCGACCTTGATTTCTCAAGATCATGGCACCAACAGCTGCTAATATATTCTCAAGTTGCGAACAAATAAATAATTTTATTGTCACGCGTTGTGATATTATTAACATCATTGGACTCGGTTTCCACTTGCGTGGGCCGCAGCCACCTTATTCAAGGAGACGGATGTTTCGTCTGAGGCTTCAAACTAACTATCCACAAGATGTATCTACATGAGACACACTAATTCAAGGTTCCTATAACAGAACCCGAACTAGCACTCATTAAGTATAGATAAGGACCCCGCCTTTGAGCGGCCTATCCATATTAAACCCCTTCCACTTAAGGAAGAACCCTAATAGGTAGTACCACCGTATGAGCATTTCGTACCCGGTATACCGAGCCTATCCTTCTCTACATCCGTAGGAATTAGAGAGACCTCACGCTTAAACACTTAATTCGAGTTACATTAACCGAAGAGAGTTAGGGTGTGAGCCTTTCCCAACGTTGCCCGCAACGGGCATTAATTACGCAAGAACCAGTTATTTAAACGGAATAATTACCGTAGGAGAACCTAGATCCGCGATGCCAATTAGTGGCTACGCTTCTTTCAGTCCTTTCTTAGGATTTTAAGAAGTTAG